CCAGCTTTTGATACTTACAATAATTATAGTGGAAGATATATTTCATTAACAAAAGAGAATGTTGTTGATTTAGATATGACTCAACTTAACAAAGATTTTCCAAATTTTAAAAAAGATCAAGAGTTATTATTATCTTTAAAATCAAATGTTAGATCAGGTAAAAGACCAAAAAATTTAGAAAAGGATTATGAAGCTGAAAGATTAAGAAAAGCACAATTAGAAGATAAAGCTACTTGTGGAATATGCCATGACTATTGGGAACAAGTTGATATGAATGGTCAAAAAAATATTATTGCAGATCATGGTTTCTTTCTTGGTTGGGGTCAAAGAAACAATGTTTGTTTTGGTGCTAGATTTCATGCTTGGGAAAAATCTCCTGAGTCTAAAATACAATATGTAAAACAAATTTTAAAACCATTATTAAAATCTGTTTTAAAAGAAAAACCTGAAGCTTCTATAGTTGAAAGAATAATTGATAGAATTATTGATTATAAAAAAGCACATGAAGAATACAGAGATTTGCCTAATGGTATGGCATACAAATACAGACAACAAGAAATAGACTCAGGTAAATACTTTGCAAGATATGTTAAAGATGAGACTTGCCCTGAAGATATTAAAAAAGTTCATGCAATTAAAGAAAGAATGTCAAAACCATCAATTATATTTTCAGGACAACAAGTAGGAAAAGATTTACCATTAGATACAAGTAAAATAACTTTAGAGTTATTAGTAAAAATTTGGTCTGATTACAAAGACCGAATACAAGCTGATATACAAAGCTTCGAGACAGCTATAAAAAATTGGAAGCTACAACCAACACCAAAGGAGAGAGCAAATGGATAAATTAATAGATAACAATATTTACAGAATATCTTGTGAAGTAAATGGTTGTGAAGATATGGGATTATCATTTAATTTTTTATACTATGATAAAAATGATGACTTTTCATTTTCTGAAATTTACCAAGAAGATGATGTTCTTAATGTTCAAAAAACAATCGGTAATATTAATTTTGGTAAAATAGCATCAAACTTAAATAGAAAAAAATGTTTGTTTAAGATTGATACAAGAACAAGTGGTGCTGATTTTACCTTTTACAACGAATAGGAAAAAACATGAAAAAAATACTACTTTATACTACAGGATTTATATTTACAGTATTGATCTTTGTATCTTTAACAATGTACGCACTACATCAAGTTGCAGTTGGGAGTATATAAATGAAAAAAGTTAGAAAAGATAAGAATGGTTGGTACAAATTTTCATCATCACTATCCTCAGTTTGTTTTATAAATGATTCTTTACCTAATATTTTATGTGAAAGATTAAAAATTGTAGCTTTATATCCTCATATTATTATGTCAGGTAAATTATCCTCTGATAAAAAAACATTTACACCAGATGGTAAAATAGATTTAGGTGGTATTAAAGCTGGTGCTTATTACAAAAATAATATTGAAATAAAAAAACTTTTACAAAAAGAGGAAATAGAATGATCTTTCAAATAAATACTAGAAACAAACAATTTGATTTGTTAAAAGATGTAGAAAAGAATTTGGGTGTAGTTTTTCACCCAAACACTACTGTTAGTTCAGTAGAAACTTTAATAAAGGAGAAGGCTAATGCAAATACAGGCACTCCCAAAGCTTCAAGCGAAGTACGACAAAGCGATATTAAGAGAGAAGGATTTGTTGGAAAAACTGAAAAAGCTTCAGGAAAAGAAAAAGCAGATGGCATGGACTTTACATCAAATTAAGTACCACCCAACTGTAATATAAAAAGAGAGGATATAGATATGAAAAAAAACATACTTTTAGTAGCGGTCTTTGCGACCCTATTACAATGTACTTACTACAAACCAATCATTGATACTGCTGGAAGATCAGGAACTTTTAATGAAAGTAAATCAGAAGATATTACAAATGATTTACAGCATTGTCAGTATTTGGCTAAAGATAACACTAACATGGTTATAGAATCAGGAAGATATGTATGGAATTATTACATAAGACCTTCTACTGTTTGGTTAGCACCCAAAGCTAAGTATGAGTACCCTGATATATACAAAAGATGTATGGCTAATCGTGGTCATGCAGTAATTAAATAAGGAGAAAGATATGAAAAAGAAAAAAGAAAAATGGTACATTTACAGTAAGCTTAAAAAAGGTGAAATTGTAAATATGTATGAAAACTTAAAAATATCAAATAAACAATTAGAATCTGAATTAGATTTATTACACGAAGAAAACAATGTTTTAAATTCTAAATTAAGAGAATGTTTAAAAGATATTGATGATCTAAAAAATAAAGTAAAAGAAGAAGAAGGTTATGCTATACGATCAAAAGTACATCTTCTTGAAAAACTTGTTGCTTTACATGAAAAAACACCAAAAGATACAATTAGGTATGTAAATAATGGTGTTAATACTTCAGCAAATAATACAAGTCCTTGGTCTACATCATCACTAACAACAACTATATAAATATAAAAATGACAAAACCAACATCAAAAATTATTAAACTAAGCTTTCAATGTGCAAGATGTTTTAAAGATGATGCAGATAAGTTAGCTTGGTTTTATTCATCAAATTCTTTATGGTCTGATAGCTTACTTTGTAGATCATGCTTTAAAGAAGCTTTTAATAATATAACAACAAAAGAAAAAAAGGAGTGGTCGTTTTATGATAATAAGAAACGAAGATAAGATACAAGAGATAAATTCTGTTATACCATCTTATCTCAATCAGTTTGGTATATCAGATGAACAAAATGAAAAAGTCTTTAGAAAAGTATATGGCTGTCAATTAAAGAAGCTTAGATTGATTAGAGGTTATACTCAGACTAAAGTTGCTAAAGCAATATCTGTTACGTTTCAACAAGTACAGAAATATGAAAAAGGTTCAAATGCTTGTCCTAAGTATAATGAGATGAAACTTTGCGAGTTCTTAGATTGCGATAGTGATTACTTTACAAAACCAATAACAGAAAATAACTATAAATTTTTACAAAAGAGAGAGAGGAACGGATATGCAGATAGTAACGGAACATGGACATAAGGTAGAGTTCGATAAAGAAAAGCATGTATATATTCATAATAACCAATATGTAGTTGGTATGAGTACATTACTTGGAAAACTAGCAAGTCCAGCTTTAGAAAATTGGAAGATTGCAAATCAAGTAAATGCTATAAAAAAAGAAATGGAACGACAGGGTATATCTATTGATAAGATAGAAACAATTATACTTAATGCTAAAACAAACGCAAAAAGACAGGGAGATAATATTTTAAATATTGGTTCTATGGTTCATAAATTTTGTGAAATGTGGCTTAAAGGTGAAAAATTTACTGACCCTGACGACCCTGTAATAAAAGCTTGTTTTGATAAATTTAAAAAGTTTTGGAATAAGCATAATCTTAAAGTTGTAGAGTCTGAAAAAATTTTATATTCGACTAGAGGATTTTGTGGAACTTTAGATATAATTGCAATAGACCCTCAAGGCAATCTTTGGTTAATTGATATAAAAACATCTAAAGGTATATTTCTTAGTCATGTTCACCAATTACATGCCTATAAGCTTGGGTATGAAGAACAGACAGGTAAGAAAATAAATAAAATGTATTTAGTAAGATTACCTAAAGATAATGCTGACTTTGAAGCTAGACATATCTTATACAAAAAAGAACATATAAAAGCTTTTCTTGGTTTGTTAAGTTGTCATAAATCAGAACTTTTATTTAATGAACAGGTTCGTAAATTTAATCAATTAAAAAGGAGAAAATAAATGTACCAACAACAAAAGAAGACACCATTCTGTGCTTTGACTATGTATCTACGAGCAACAGGAAACAAAAGCCCTAAGTTTGAATATAAGGCTAATGCAGATAGCTTATTCACTTGTAGCTTAACAAAAAGAAAATATAAATTATCACAAATAGACGAGTGGTATCATACAGAAGGAGTTCAAAACTTTGTAAGACAAGGATATACTGCTAAATGGTATGCAAAGACACAAGAAATTGAAAATCCTAATAAATATGATAAAAGCAATCTACAGATGATTTTAAGTTTCATAATGATAAAACCATTTAAACCGCAACCTAGTGTTGATGGTATGAAACCAATAGGTGAGTCAATCCCAAGATACAAAGAGATGCCAATGACAGAAGCTAGACCATCTGCACCAGATCACGCAAAAACTGCTGGTATGTCAGATTTTGATGACGACTTACCGCCATTTTAGGAAAAACTATGGACAAAGAAGATTTACAAAAACAAAAAAAATATCTTCAATGTCAATGTAGAAAAGCTGGGCTTACTATTAAGACACTTAGAAAAGAAATAGAAACTTTAAAAGATGTGAACGAAGAACATAGAAAACTTAATGGTAAGCTTAGAGAAGAAATAAATGAACTAGAAAAAATAAATAATATATCACATGAACACATTGAATAGTAGAGAAGCATATATCCAAATGAACAAAGCGGCTGAAGAATGGTCTAAGTGGGCTGAAAAAACAATTATCTTAGACGAAGGTAAAAAAGCTATGTTTGCAAAATGTTTTTTAAAATATAAATTAGAAACTAAAACTGTTATCGAGGCAGAACACAAAGCTAGATTAGACCCTGAGTATAAAGATATTGTTAATAGCTTGGCTCATGCAGAATCTAATTTAATAAAAGCAAAACTTAATTATAATAATTTAGATAGATATTCTTCTATGAAACAAACAGAAATTAAAACAGATATTAAGTTAGCCAACAGACAAGAAGGTTAATGCTTGGTAAATTCAAAGCCATCTAAATTAGTTTTCTCAGTTATCTTTTCAATAGAGTAATTGTAATCAATAAGCTTTACATCTTCGAACTGCGATAAATCTCTAATTACAGCTTCAAGCTTCTCATGTTGTGGGCTTTGATCTATAAATCTTAAACAAACAAAGTGACCATAATCTGAGTATGCTGACTCTAATCTAAATTCAACTTCTATAATAACTGCATCTACCTTCATAGATTGTTAATACAGATGTTTGATGTAAATTTATATTATTTTTTTTTGTTACGATTTAGAACTTTATCTGTCATTTTAGTAGAAAATGTTGCAGTAAAAACAATTATAACTAAATACCAAACACTATCTGGTAAATCATTTATAATTCTTACCCATTCCTCAAAGTTATCTCTAGTTTCGTCAAACCAACCTGTTGATAGCATAGCAATAAGCCATACCATCAATATTTCATCTTTCCAACTTTTATCTTGTGATTTTATTCTTTGAACATCTACTTCTTTACAAGCTAAAATTTCTGCTTCTCTAATAGTTTTTACTTTTTCTGCTTTATGTTTGAAATGATCTGTAACTTTATTTACTGCAAGTTTTGTAAGTGGATTATTTAATAATTTTAACCAAATCATTTTAGTTCCTTTAAAAGTTCACAATAATGAATTACTTTATCTAAATCTTCATTACCATTTTTTTTATCAAATCTACAAATATATTTAATAACACAACCTTGTATAAAATTTAAGTTATTTGCTGTAATAAACTCAATAGGCTGTATTTTAAAGTTTTTATAGTGCTTACCACCTACTTGTCTATCAGTAGCCTTTAAATGCCCTCTATGAGCCTTTATTGTACTCTTTTTGTTCCTCATAATAGCTTTCCGACCCATTTACCAGATTTATCTTTAATAAATGGTTCTATAATTGGTAATCCATTATATATAACAGAACAGCCAATAATAGGTCTAGCTTTTTGAACTTTATTATACCTAAAAGCTAAACTTTTATTATCTATCATACAACCAACCTGAAGCCCAAAATAAAGACCTAAACTATTACCATAATATCTTACACCCATTGAACTGTGATAATGACCTTGTACGCAACTCATTCCCATAGATTGAGCAAGTTTTAAAACATCTGCTGTTTTACCATGACAAAAATAAACTTTACCAAGTGGTGTATCTATTGTTAAATCATCATGCCATTTCCAAC